CGCTCCGCAGCCAGCGCGGCCTCCAGTCGTTCAATTTGCGGCCTGAGTTCTTTGCGTCCTTGCTCTTTAATCCACTGTCCTGCTGCAAACCCGGAGATGATGACGAGTGCCGATATAATCGCATAAGGGGCTATCCTCGCTAGGAACAGCGGGGTCACTTGTCGGCCTTTTCGTCCAACTTGTCCCAGATGCGGGTCAGGATTTGCTCAATACGCTCTAAGGCGGACTTGTAGTCATCGCGGCGCACGAACTGGTGCATCATCTCTTTGTGGTCGCGCTGAAGGTTCTCTAGGCTCGTCGTAATCGAGCGCAGCGTCCATCCGGCAAATGCCGCAGCCACAGTCATCGCAATGTTAAAAGCCGCCTGATAGTCCACGTCACTTCTCCGAAAGCGCCTGCGTGGTGACAGCCCGCAGCACGAGGTTTGCTAGAGCGCCGACCATTAGGATCGCCGCAGCCACTTCCTGCCCCCACAGCACGGTCATATGACCGCCCATCAGTTCAAGGCCGCCAAGGACGGCAAGCAGGACATTCCACCAAACAGTCTTAGACTTGAGTGCGCCTTGAAGCATGACTACCTCGCTAGGGCGTTACGGTTTTGCTCTTCCCTTCTCAACTTGTTCCGATCTTCTCTGCTAATAGCAGCCGGAACTTGCGGTGTGATGGCAAGGGCAGGTGGGAACTTATAAGGGGAAAACAACGCCTCTCCAACCGCGCCACGCTGATAAGCCTTGCGCCGAGTTCCGAATACGCTGATTCGATCCTCAAGCGCGTTACCAAGTGCGCGAGCGGCAGTATTAGAGTTAAGCAATTCAACGGCCAAGTCAGCCGCTTGTTTGGTGTCTAACTTGCCCTTGAGTCGGGCAATGATCCAGTTAGCCAGCATGACATTGCTATCCAAAAACGGAGGCAACTCACGGTCTTGCGCGACAATCTTGCCGGGGCCGACTCCGCTTGATCGAGATGCGTCGTTTACAAGTTTTACGAAAGCACGCTGGTCATTTAGCGTGCGATTAATCTCGTCAACAACTTGACGCACAGCCGGTTCATCAAGCGCAGCAGCCGTTACGGTTCTTGCTGATTGCTCTGGCGTTGCCGTCAAGCCAGCAGTTTTTTCCGCAACATAGCGTGTCAGGTCTTCCAACCTAGATCGACGCCCTTCAACGCTTGTGGCGACCTTGCCAAACTTGTTCAGTTCGGCGCGGATGCCCATGCCAGCGTTGTCTAATATGCCAAGCGCAGCGGCGTGGTCGCGCATAAACTTTTCGTGGTCTTCAGGCGCTATCTTCGCGCCCTTAACAACTTTTTGTTTATACAAGTCCAAGATGCCAGCCTTAGTGGCTGCCATGGCCTTCTTGTTATCGCCCAGTGCAAGCACAAATCGACGGGCATTGTCTGGGTCGGCGGGGTTAATAATGGTGGCAACGACCTTAGCCGGAGCGACCATTTGCACGCCGGTAGCGCCTTCTCGCTCAAGGTTAGCGACCCACCCTTCTCTAAACGGCGTTGCAATTCGAGTCTGATATAAATTAAGGGCTTCTTTGTAAAGCAAATTGGCTTTTTCAGGTACGCCCGCCTTGATTGACTCGTCTACCGCGCTACGCAACTTATACAAATTTGACAGCGTTTTGACGGATTCGCTGTCGGTCTTACCCAACAACTTAGCAACGTCCATGTTGATAGCCTTGATAATGCTATCAGCGCCTTCAAGGGTAACTTGAGGCGGAACTGGTCGTGCAGGCGGACGCTCGCCACCTACGCTGCCAAATCCTGCGTCAACATCTTTCGGCGCCGTAAACTTGTATTCGCTAAGGATTTGAGATGTTTTCTCAGCCAAACCCGGATTCAATCGAGTCAGCGGATCGGACTCAATCTGCCGTGCAGCAATAATTACTGGCTCAATGCTGAACGAATCTGGGGCGGCATTAAATGCAGCCTCATAAGCAGGGCGCACCACTTCACGACGCACCTTCTCAATTTCTTTTTCACGGGCAACAGTAATTTGACGGCCCATGCGGGGCTGATCAGCGCCCGGAACTCCGCGAGGCAGTATGATTGCTTGCGATTCTAAACGACCTGTTTCGTTAGCCAGTCGGCGGTTTACATCCGCCAATTCGTTTTCCATACGCTGATTAATCGCCGTATCACGAGCGCGATACATGTCAGAGACATTTGGCTTGGCGTATCGAGTGGTTGCTAGTAACGAGGCAAAGGAAGAGTTGTTTGTACGAACAGCAACCTGCTCTGGCGTCATGCCAGATTCAAGCATGTCGATTGCGGCTTGCAACCTCATGGGGTCGTTATTAAATGACTCCAGCAATGCTCTTGATCGAACGCGCTCTAATCCACTCTTAGAAAGCGGCTCGGTCAGGGAATACAACTTCTGGCCTATAGCCTTGGTTCCGGCTGCTGCCATACTCGGAATCATGCTGCCGCCCAAACCGGCAAGAAGTTGTGCGTATTCGTTTCCGCCAATATCGGCCACATAGGCCGTTGAAGCGCCACCAGAAAGCGCAGCCAAGGTTTGCACCCCCGGATCTTTTGCCATTGCTGACAAAACATTCTGCGTGGTTCCCGGCCCAACAGGGGCTTGCTGAGATTTACCAAGCATTGTCAGCAAGTAATTCTCAACCGCGTTTGCCGGTTGGCGAGATTCAATTTGCCTTGCAAGGTCAGACGTTAAATCTGCTGCTGGTCGAACACCGCTGGCGATTGTTTCCAGCGCACGCGGGGTGGCCGCGCCGGGAACTCCAAACTCCGCAACTGTGCGGAGAGCCCGGCTGCCGCGACTGGTTGGCTCGCTAATTATTTCGTCGCCATACAGTTCACGGATCGCTTGAGACGGCGACTTCATTCCAAGTACGGTTGAAGCAATGTCTCCAACAAGCAAACCGCCCGTAGCAGCGGCGGACATAAGCGGACCACCAGCCAAAAAACCAGCGCCACCTACCGTGGCATACGGAGCAATCGCAGGATTGATTACCTCACGAGCAATCTGTGCCGCACTACTAACAACGCGCTGCGGGAAAGTTTCTTCAGGAACATAGTCCTCAAATTTATCAAACGGGTCCGTTTCCGGCGCATCTGCAAATTTTGCAAACGGGTCGTCTTTTTCAACCTTGCTTGGTTGTGCCATTAACGCACCTTTCGTTTGCCATTAGGTGTAATAAACACCGTACCCGGAGGCAGATTGTCCGCCTCTTCAACGGTTTTTACTCTAATTGGGTTAGCAGCGCTTTGTGCAGCGCTTTCTCGGTCGGCGTATTTTTTCATTTCAGGGCGATCAAACAATGACTTGCTTCCGGGGCCGTCTCGCCATGCTTGCGCCGCGCCTCGATAAGTTCCATTTTTTGCTTCCCAATCGTCATAAAACTTGAGTTGCTCATTGTCTTGAGCAATGACAGCCTTTTCCAAATCAATTAGGAATTTATTGGAATCGGTCAACTTTCGGTAACTTGCCCAAGTGTCTTCAGCACGCTGGGCGTCACCTTCGGTCTGGGTGCCAGCCTGCTGACTTAACTTAAACAAAATTCTGTCTTTAACGGCAACAGCAAACGCATCCGCGCTTTGAACCTTTTCGGCTGCTTCAGCATCGGCAAGGCCAAGAGAAACAAGAACTCGACGAGCCTCTGTAGTGGCTTCCGCGCCAAATCCAGTTTCAAATTTCTCCAAGGCGCTGGCGGCTCGCTGGAGGCTTGGCAGTGTTCTGCGCCCTTGTACCGCTCTGTCTCGAATAGTGTCGTACTCTTTAACGCGACTCTTGGCTTTTTCAACTTCTTCAGCCGTATCGCCTTTGTTTAGGATGCTTGTTTGTGGTGCACCAGCAGCCCTTTCCGCAACGTCTTGGGCAAAGACTTCTTGTGATTTTGGCACAAACAACTTAGCCCTTTCAGCGGGCGGAATTTGTGACAAAAATTGACTTCTCAGCGTAGTTTGTAATTGCGCTGGGTCATCAGGCAAGGTTGATGCCGCAAATTGTTTAAACTCAGGCGCAACAACCCCTTGGGCAATCAAAAAGTCTAATTCGTCTATAACCCTGTCCTTAGTTGGCGCAGTTTTGCCATACGCAAAATCCCCAAGCATCTTCTGAAACCGGCCATAATTATCGTCAGCCATCTTCATTTCGGCTGCTTTAATATCTAAACCAGTCTTTTCCGCTGTGGCTCGTTTGCCTGCAATGTCTTCTATTGATGCAGCAAGTTCTGCCCCCGGTTTGCCAAACCGCAGCAATTCATTTCTAACATCTGGTTTACTTAAATCAGCAGATGAAAGAAAATTGCGAAGCGCTGTTTCTCGCTGGGTTTGGCCCAGCAAAGCCTCTTCTTGCATACGTTGGGCGCGAGCCTGCCGACCAGCCTCAAGCCCTTGAACATAAGAACCCAGAATGTTTGTGGGTTCAAGTTGAGTTGCGCCTATGACTGCCATGACTTACCCCAGATTTGCGTATTGCGGACCGCGATAATTAACGGCCATCATGTTTGGGCTAGGCGCCAGTCCCGAACTAAGGTATCGGCTGCCCGTGACGTTTACTCCGGGTAAAATATCATCCAGAGCGTCTGCCGACAGACTTCCCGGCGACCCGAAATAACCACCTCGATACAATCCGTATCCCATAGCGCCTTGCTGTAAGGCTTGGTTTAGTGCGTTAGCCTGACCGAGATAGCCAGAAGCACGGGCCTGCCCGCCGCCTAACTGAATGTTTGCGATGTTGCTACCAGCCGATCCCATTGCTGCGGCATTTTGTCCAGCAATCGCGGGGCCGTAACCGCCGATTCCAAGCAGTGCGTTAGTAACGGTTGCGCGTTGATTCATCAGGCGGTTGTAAGCATTTTGAAATTCCTGCGAACCCATCTCCTGCCCATACCGCACACCGGCTTTGATTGCGCCGCCGCCAAGCAAACCCCCGCGAGCAGACTGCATACGAGCAAGCGCCTTCTCCCCTTCAGACATTCTGAAAGAAAAGCCGGGGTCAATCGTCAGGTCTTCCATTGTTGGAGTCTTGGTGTACATGCCCTCAGGCCCGTACAACTCCGATAAGCGATTAAGTTGCTGAAGCGACAAATCCCGAAACGGGCGAGTTTCCTCTAACTGTCGCTCAAGCATCCTTTCTTGAGATGCCTCAGCAGATCGAGCGGCATCTGTTTGCGCTTTCGCGGCTTTGCTTGCCCCGCGAGAGGCGACTGCTCCGCCAACGACGGCGCTACCTAAAATTGCTGCTGCTGTGCTAATCGCCATTTACGCGACCTCTTTAAAAAATGTTCGCTCCATTGGGCGAAACCCTTTTCGAGAATATAACTGTGCCATTTCGTCTGAGCGGCCATCCTCAAGGGCAATCATAAAAAGCGCCGCTGCGCCTTTTGCGGATGCCCATGATTCAATGGTCTCGTACATGGCTTGCCCTGCCCCGTTGCCTCTAGCCTCTGGGGCTATCCACCACCACAATTCCTGCACTACCACATTAGAAGGACTGAAGTACATAGGGTAGAACAACGCGCCCGCAATTCCAATGATCTTGCCTTCATCTTCTGCCAACCACACACCTACCGATGGGTTGTCAACAGCGCGTAAATAAAAGTCTGAATATCCCTCTGCGTCAAACGGAATTACCCCGTGCATAGGGGACGCCGCATGAAAAGCCTGCGCTAGTGGCAGGTAACGCGGCAAATCCTCATGGATGGCGTTTCGGACAATCACGACACTTCCCGACCAGAGGATCGGATGTTGATAGACGAGGCAGCCGAGGCAATCGTGGAGATAAACCCGCCCGGCGACAGCACATGGCCGACCAACTCAGGGAACGTATACGTCTCCGAGGGCAGCAGGGTCTTGTTCTTGATGATCAAGTTCTGGTTGCCCGACGAGTCAAACTGCGTCACGAGGTTGACCGACAGGGTAGCCGCCGACGCGCTGTAGTTCGTGGCCGTGAACTTGTCGATAATCGTCGAGACGTTCGTGGCCGTGTATTGGGTTGTCTGCGTGTTCTCGGCAATCTTGGCCGGGATCAGGACTTTTACGCTAACTGCCATGTGTCACCTAAAAGGTAAATTTGAGTCGGACACGGCCATTGACGCCAGCCTTGCCCGGATCGCCGCCCTCTACCGGGTCGCCACCGTCACCGCCAGCGCCGCCGACAAGGCTGCCCACACCGGAAATCGGCGTAGCACCCGGCTGCGTGAAGGCTGCACCACCGTTACCGTTGGTGTTGGTCGTATTGCCTCCTGACGCCGTTCCGCCAGCACCTTGTTGGCTGCCGTAAATGCCAATACCGCCATAACCGCCGAAGCCGCCCGTACAAATCATTTCAGGCAGAGCGTAGGTTCCGGCATAGGCCACAGACTGACCGCCTGCACCGCCCACAGCGTCGCCTACAGTGCCGCCTCGACCAGCCGCACCAACAGTGTACAGGATAGTTTTACCGGCATCTGGAGCAGTTAGCACTAGCACCGTCTTAGCGTAGGCACCACCGCCACCACCGCCACCGGGGTTTTCTTGCGGTTCGTACAAGAACTCGCCAAATATCTGGGTGACAGTGCCGTAGCCACCGCCACCGCCCGCGCCCCACACCTCAATGGTGACGCCTGTAGCACTGGCAGGGATAGTGACGCTACCCGACCCCGACGAGAAGTCGAATACACCGGCACCGGCTCCCCCCGTCGTGCCTGCAATCGCTGCTGCTAAGGTCGCGCCACCCATTAGGACAATCCCGCTCCGCTGATCAGCCAAGAGGTGCTGCCAATCTTGACGCAAGTTGCCAAGCCGTTCTGCGCCAAAGTGCGCGTGCCGGTCGTGGTGCTATTCGCCAAGGTTAGCGTGTCGGTCGTAATCGCAATCGAAAGCGCCGACGAGTTGATATTAACGATAATGACGACCGTACCTACGGGGAACGCAACTGAAGCGTTAGCCGGAATGGTCAGCGTCTTAGACGTGCCGTTCATCAAGATGGACTTGCCGCGATCAGCGAGCACCAACGTGTAGTTGTCGGTCTTGGACACTTGCGGGGCTTCTCGATAGCCCACCGCATAGTTGGCGCTAACCGTATCGTTGTCGGGGATCAGCGGTGTGCCGGTAAACGTGGGCGAGGCAATCGGCGCATAGGTCGCCGCAGCCGTCGCTGCCGTAATGCCGTTCGTAATGCCGTAACCCGCCAGCGTCGTCGGCGTGCCGGTGATGGTTGACCACGCCACGCTTTCGGTGGAGATGTCATTAACGCCCGCAATATCGTCGTACTCACCAATCTGAACGTCGTTAGAGTCAGTCAGTACAAAACGGTACTTAACGCCTTCGGCCAGCCACATGTCTTCGGGCAGTCGTCCGCCAGAGTCAAGGACAATGGGGTTAGCGTTAGTCGTCGTGCCGCTAATAGACGTATACGTCGCTCGCGGGGTAGTAGTGCCAGCGTCGTAGGTGTAGATCTTTCCGCCCGACAGCACGGCGCCGTCGTCGGTAAAGAACTGCGCCCCGGCTCCTGCAAAGGCTGAAAGGTAAACGGTCATACGTACACCTGCATAACAGTCAAAATGATGGATGGAATGGCCGGGACTGGAGCGGCAGCCGCAAAGTTTTGCAACTGCACGTCTAGTGCATCCACGGAAAAATACAACTGAAAGTAATCGCCGTTAGATAGCGGCAAGAAAAAGTTAGCGGCAGAAAAGATTTCGGCGTTGTTGCCTTGAATCTGAATCAATGACGCAGAGTTGGCTACGGCAGTGCCGTTAATAGCAGGCCAAATGTACAGCCGACCAGTACCGCCTGAAGTCTTGTCTACTTGAATAGAAAACTGGACGTTGTAGATAGCAGGCCGAGTAACTTTAATTTTGCTGTTATCGGCTGGATCACGGTAAACGCCATACGCGGGATCAGCGTTGTTGTACGTGATGGCATACGCTGTATTGATGACGGCTGCTGCTTGCGTCTGCGTTGAGTAAAACGACCCGTAGTTGATAAGACCAGGCTCAAACCGAGGCGGGCCTTTTTGCAGATCGTTTATCTGGCCTTTAACAACCGCCATCTCGTCCTCGACGTTGGCCGATAACGAAGGCGTCAACTCAAGGTCAGCAATGGTGGTCTGCGTCGTGCCGCCACCCGTCAGTTGGTACTGATTGTTGAGAAACCGGAACCACTCACGCGAAATCTGGCCGGTGCGCTCGTCAATAAACGGCACACGCGGAGCAGGGATTTGCGTGATGTTCTGGGTCACGACGCTGTACCGCTAATCTGCAACTCAGCGCCCATAATGGCGACTTTGACCGGATCGGTGCCGCTGATCTCGTACACGCGGTCACGCAGTTTGGTCGTCATTCCAAGGCGGCGGAAGATGGCACGAGTGCCGTACTGGCCGATGCGGCCCATTGATACCTGGCGCTCGCCATTCCAAGTGTGGCCGCCGTCATCTGACCAGCGCAGCATCAACTGCGGGTCAGCGCCAGTGGTGTAGTTCACATCCAGAATAATGTCTTGACCGATTTCGGTTTGCAGAATTTGAGACAGTTCGCTGCCCAAAAACTGCTGATCAGTAAATGCATACCCTGACAAACCAACGCCTGTCTCACAGTCAATCTGAAGAGCGTGGTGAGCGGTACGGTTAAGGTTATTAGCGCCGGTCGGCAACGCACGCCATGAACGCAGCCACTTCTGCGTAGCACCGGCATCGGCGTAGACATCCAGATTGAACGCGTACAAGCGTCCATTCTCGTAATCGCCAATGATGGGTTCGCCGTTGAACCGCGCATGGCAGTTGCCGCGATGACGCTTGAAGTCGCCGTTACGGAAACCAGCACGCTCGTGCCAAGAACCCGTGGCAGCATCAAACACCCAAGTAGTGTCGGCGTTGGTAAAGTTCAGCACGTAGAACGTGTGGCCGTCCTGCTGATACGTGTAACCGACTGCATCCGACAAGTCGCCGTAGCCTTGAATGGCAAACTCAACGGCATGGGTAGACACTCGCACGCCTTGGTAGCCGTTGGCTCGATACACAATGCCCTGACCCCGCGCATCTGCGCCAAGCCAAAAGACGGAGTTATCCATCTTGGCAACTGAGTACGGCGCAATACAGCCGATCTCGTTGTAAGCGCCTTGGATACGGGTGAGCGGAAAGTCGGAATCGCCGGAGTTGTACCAGACCTCCACGGAGTTCGTGCCAAACAGCCACGCCTCTCGATGGTCAATGATCAGGGATACTAGCCCGTCTGGTGAACCCTCAGCGCTTGCAAAATCCAAGGGGTCAATCGACAAGCCATCCAATAGACTTGTGACCCAGACGCGTTGCGAATTCGGTTCGTTGAATACAAAGTAACCGTCAAGGTAGCCAACCGTTACTGCCCCTGGAAAATCAGGGTCAGTAATTTGCTCTAACTGCTCAGTGATGCTATTGAAAATGTAGCCGTCAGGGTTGGCCGCAATAAAAATCTGCGTGCCATTGTCAGCCATTGACACTGGCCCTGTGCCGGAGATAGTGCCTAGCGAAACGCCGCCGGTACTTTCAGCCAGCAAGTCACCGCCGCTTTCCAACAGGATGTCGCCGCCGTCTTCTAACGCCAAGTCAACGGAGGCGTCAAAAGTGTCGTCTACCTTAAAAAACTCGTTACCTGAAACGACGTAAAGATAATCGCCTAACGACCACAACCCTCGAATCGGTCCGGTGCCATACGTACCTTTTAACGTCAGGCCGGGGCAGCGCTGAAGGTAAGCAGGCTCTTTGCCGCCCTCTGGCACCACTTCTGGGTAAAGGTTGACCATCCGGCTGTCGGCTGCATTGACCGACCGGATTACATACGACGACCCGAGGATCGGCGTCTTCATTAGAAGTTGCCCGTAAAGATGTTAAAGCGCGGTCGGTTGACGAGCAGTGCCGCTGGCATTGCCATCATGTCATCCGGGTTGTTGATGCGCTTCAAGTCGCGCTTGCTAGTCATAGCAATGCGCTGTACCTGCGGAGAGGGTTCGACACCAAACTCTGCCGCAAGTTCACAGGCTAAGTTAAATCGGAACGCTCGGAGGTATCCAGGCGGAAACGCCAAGTCAGTGTCTAGCGCGGCAGGCTGGGTCAGCGGGCGCACCGATACAAAGTGGAACTCCAGCACTTTAGTCGGCACTGGATAAACGTAAATCTCCACATTGGGGTAGGTCATATTGACCCACATCAACTGCGGATACGTAGAGGTTACGGTCTTAACGGCAATGTTGTTGTATTGCTCGTTGTTAATCAATTTGATGCCATACGACACGTTGGTCGAGGCGTCACGGAAATAGGTAGCGTCATCCATCAGAATAGGACGCTCGGCTACAAACGTGCCGGTCGGTCCCATCGTAATTGTGCGGATGTTAGGCTGCCAGTTATAAACCTGGTCTTGGGTTGAGTAGACCGCCAAACGCTCGGTACTCCATGAGTCGAGCATCTGGTTCAAAGCGGTGAGGGCATCCTGCGAGGTGGCCGCAGAAGGGACTTCGCCCTCGGCCAACTGCCCGATCAGCCGCAACGCGCCGTTGATTTGATCGGCAGCAGTTGTAGCCATGATTTACTCCTTACGGCGGCGACGCGTTCTCAACGCATTATGCTGAGAATCCCCCAGCGCCGCCACATCTGACGACGCCGAGGGTTCAGACTCATCAGGATCAGAGGGGTCAAACTCCTCCCATCCTTGCTCCATATCTTCCCTCGCTTCCATCCACGAGATAGCAATTTTCTCCCCATGTCTGGGGTGGCGAAGGTAGATATTGGACATATTACGAGGCCAAGAGCGGTACGCTGTACCAAGTGGTTGAGTCGTAAGCAACCAACAACGTCGAGGTGTTAGCCGCGATGTCGTAAGAAGCGTTAGCCGACAGCGCGTTGACCGCATCACCCGAGGCCGGGTAAATCTTCAACGTCGCCGCCGCACCGTTCTTAATAATCACAACCAACCCAGCCGACGCAGCCGGAAGAACCACGCCCTTCGTGCCGTCAGCGGCGCTAACTAGCGTAAAACCAGCAGCAACCGCAGCCGCCGTGCCTTGGCTGTTACCAGCCGCAGCCACCGTGGCCGACTTGATGACCAACGAGCCAGAAGCCGTCACAGTCGAAGCCGAGACGCTACCGGCGCTTACCGCACCCGTAACCGACGCAGAAGCCGCAGTAACGGCTCCTGTGACGCTTACGCTCTCAAACTCCGGGTCCGCGAAGGCAACACCAACTGCCTTAGTATTAGGCATATCAATACCCCTTTAGGTGATGCCCCCGGCAGTGTTACCTACCGGGGGCGTTGCCATTACGAAACGCGGTAGCAAGTCCAGGTGCCAGAGCCGGTCTTGCGGGCACGGAAGTGACCCGAAGTGCCGTTGTCAACCTGTCCAGCACCAACGAGCGTCCAGCCCGTACCAATCGCCACGGTCACGTCGTCCGTTCCTGCGTCAATGTTAATGACGAAGAAATCAAACGCGCTATCCACCTTCTCGCTCATTGAGGAAAAAGCCGCCTCAAGGTCGGCAACGGTCGGCAACGTCAAATCGCCAGCCGTTCCGTTGAAAGTGAAAAGACCGTTGACCAACTGAGCCGGGGTCGCCGTAGCGGCAGCCGTCAGCGCAGTCGGAGCGCTCTGCATGAAAAACAGCGGCTCACCGAGATTGCCATCGCCAACCTGATACCCGCCTGAACCATTGGGAAGTGCCATTTTTAGTTACTCCTTAAATTAAACCATTAGCCCCAGAGGCGGACAGCCATCTGCGGACGGATTACCGAGTAGCCATACAGCACGTCGATACGGCACGGCATACGGTCGTTGTTGATGTCGTACTGACGAACAACGCGCATGGAGACACCGTTGTGGACCTGACGCGAAGCCATGTCAACGCCCTGCGGAAGCAGGAGGTCAGCCGTGGCAAACGCAATCGCGTCACGATGGTACACGAGGTTCTGCGGGTACTGGCTCGAAGCGCCACCCAAGAACGTCACAGCAGCACCGTTCTGCGGGAACGAATCCACCGTTGCCAACGCAACGCTTGACGTGTAGATCGCCGGAGAAATCTTCACGTTGGTGAACGCGCTGGCAGCAGCGGTGATGTCCTCAGTGACCACGAACTGCTGGAGCGAGCCAGTCGATTCGCGGGTCTGCGGGTTGACCGAGTACACGTTGGCAATCGTGAACACATCGCCCTTCTTGAGCGTGTGGCCCGTGGTGCCGTTGAGCGTAATGGTCGACTGACCCTGCGTGGAAACCGTACCGTTCACCGTGATGGTGCCAGAGCGGCTGCCGGTCGTGAACTGCTTGATCGACTGCGACATGGCAAGTTCGTCATAACCGAGGATGCCTTCGCCCATCAAGCCGCTCTTAAACTGCTTGCTGATCGTTGACACCGGGTTGAACAAGCCCTTCATGCCTTCCACGAGCGCGGCGTTAGCAGCCGGGTTCACGGTGGCGTAGCGGGGCGACATGCCAGCAGCGGCTTCGTTCAACTTCTGTTGCGCCTGCAACAGAACGAGCGAGGTGCCCGGAGTCGTGCCCGGAGTACCAACCGACTGATAGATGTTGTTGAACGAGTTGGCAACGTCAGCGTCGATGCTGGAGGCCAACTGGCTGATACGCGGCTTCAGCACGCGCTCGGCAAAGTCGTCCAACTGCATCGTCATTTCGGCGGTCGTGAAGTTGACGCCGATGTGCTTCTGCGAAGCAACCGTCAAGGTCGTGAACTGCTCGTTGTCGTCCTGAACTTGCAGGGCGGCACCGTCGGTCACAAGAGCGCGATCCGGCAGACGGATACGCAGCGTGGTGCCGATCTTGGCGCCTT